AGAGCTTGCAGGCAACCCGTACGCAAATGATTTCGTAACTTCTACTAAGTCACGACCTGGTAGGATTAATAAAATTACCTTGAATCCTAACGCTACAACAACAGGCAGCTAATGGAAATATTTGAAGTTGAAATTTCTCCTGGAGTTACTGAAACTGTAGAGGCAAAAAACGCTGATGAAGCAAGAAAAAAGGTAAAAGCACTTATAGCTCAAGGTGCATTGTCACCATTTTATGATGAACTCTTCTTTGACTATGAAACAGGAGTTGATAATAAAAGACTAAGAAGAAATTTAGCTCTAGCAGAAACTACTGAAGAACAAAATAAAGCTATACAAAATATTTTTGATGAAGTTCGTGCACAGAATGAGCCGATAGGACAAGAAAACAAGTTAGTAAATGAGGTAGGAGAACAAGGATTTATAAGAAATACTAAAGGACAAATGGCATTAACACCCTATGGCATGCGTCAACTTGGTCTACAAAATTTAATTAAAGAACGCACTCTCTCAGATGGTTCTAAAATAAAACTCAACACCATAATAGATGAAAACGATTTTAATTTACGAACTGGCGATTTATCCGATCTTGCTGGAGTCGCAGGGCCTATACTAGGTACAATAACAGGTTTTATTCCACAAACTAGAATACTCAAGGGCATGACAAGACTTATGGGTAACAATGCGGTATTAGGACGTATGCTTACTGCTGGTGTAGGTAGTGCAGCAGGTAAGGCAGCTGAAGAGGAAGTGGTCGAAACTGTTGAGGGTTTTCAGTTGCAAGAAAGAGATGAAATTAATGATTTATACAAACAAGAGTTTGTCTTTGGATCATTAGCTCAAGGGCTTGGAGAAGGTGTATTTAAGATTTACCAAACCTTCTTAGGGAAAAGAGTACAACCTTCTGATTCTAGAGTTTTGTTTAACCAAAACCAAAATAGATCTGTAACCGACATTATGAAACTTGATAGGGAGCTAGGTAAAGAGGCAACAGAAAGGCAAATTAAAGACGCTATTAAAAAAGGTAAAGTAAAGAGATTTGATTGGAAGATGGATAAATCTGCTGGTGCTATACCTGCACAACAATCGTTAGAAAGAATGTTGCCTGGTAGAGCACAAAGTATCGCTGAACAAGTATTAGGTAACAACAGAGATAAGGCTAATGCTAGTTATTTATTCGCAGAACTAAATTACCTTCTTAGGGGTATTAAGAGTGAAAGATCAGCTCTTGATTCATATATATCATCAGCACAAAAAGGCAGATTAGATAAATCTATTGACGAAAAACTACAAGCACTCAGAAGTGCTGAATCCGATGTGACCAATCGTTTAGATAAATTACTTAAAGATGTCACAGAAGATGCACTGCAAATAGGTAATTATGGCCACATACCTAGCAGAAAAGACTTTGGTGACAGCATAAAAAACACAGTATCTACAGCCCGTGCTTTTGTTACTAAAGAGATGGGTCTAAAGTATCAAAAAGTCGACAACCTAATGAAAGATATGCGTAGTATTTATAAGCTCGAACCAGATGATGTGGGCGACTTGCAACCTGTTGGTAGATCGCCAATACCAGGTGTAAAACCAGATTTTGTTTTAAAAACAGGTCAAGCAAAAGATGTGGCAAACGCAATAAACGCCGCAATTAACACGACAGCAAATGAATACTTTGAAAAAGGCTTGTTGCGTATTAAAACTTTTAAAGACGACTTTCCTGGTTACAATCTAAGTATTCAAGACCCATTAGTACGTGGCACGACATTAGAACAGGTTGAGAAGAAGTTTTTAGATTTATACAACAAAACAGGTGCAGAAGCAATTACAGCAGGAGAAGGTGTAAGCCTTTTTCAATTGCGTAACTTTGCAAAAGATTTAGATATATATATTAAAGAAAGTCCATTACCATCACCACAAAGGGAGCTGTTGATTGATTTAAAAAGATTGATTGACTCCACTGGCTCTGATACTAGAAGAAGTATAATGACAGATCTTGGCAAAAAAACCTTTGCTGATCTAAACATACGATTAAAAAGACAAGGGATATCTGTAACAAAGCAACAAGCAGATGTAATAAACAATTCATTAAAAGAACTAAGAAAAATTAATTTATTAAACGCTCAAAGGATGCAACCGTTTGATAACTTGAATATACAAAAAATTATATCAAACGCAAAGATTGGTTCTACTCCACCTGACGACATTTATCAAAAGATTTTTCTTGGTGGCTCAACTAGAGATTTAGAAGATTTGTTTAAAGCAGTTAGAAACTATGATGAGTATCTAGCTAGTATTAACAAGCCTGCAAATACAGAGGCAAAATTAAAAGCTCAACTTAAACAAAAGCTCTTTGACGATGCTATTTACAAAGCAACAGATGGAGAAACCCGTAATATAAACTTTACAACTTTTGCCAGACAAATAATGAAGTTTGATAAAGACTTAGAAAATAAGGGTAAGATTGATATTTTATTTCAAGATAAAACAGGTGGTGGCAGCGGTGAGCTGGTTAGAAAAACTATATTTAACTTAAATAGAGTACAACCAAACTTAAAACCAAAAGATTTGCGTGACTTAGTAGCTGATTTTAGTGGCACCAAAGAGGGTCTTGATGCAAACGCACAAGGCAAGGCTTTTATTAGAGGCCTGACAGAATTGGCTAACGAATCTGAAAAAGTTTTAAAATTCAGAGCTAATCGTGCAATTGCTGATTTACCAGAGAAAGGTATTGAAGCAACAACAGACACTATTTTTAGACCTGGCAATGCTAAGGTTATTGAAGATCTGAAAGCAACAGTTGATGACGATGTATTCAATAGTATTCAACAAGCGAGCATGATGAAACTATTAAAAAGATCTGTTGATTTTAATGGAAATGGCAGAATCAATGACATTTTTAAATCTGGTAATTTAGAGACAGCTCTAAACTCTTATGGAGACGAAACCCTTGAGGCTATGTTCGGTAAAGAAACAACCAGAGGTTTGCGAGATTTCCAAAAGCAGGTAGATATATTAACAGCAGGAGAGATTGGTAGAGGCGGTAGTGCTGGTGGACTGGTAGCTGCAGGTCTTGGTGCAGCCGTTGTATTTGCACCTCTTGCTTCATTAAAACCATTACTAGGTCTTGTTATTGCGAGAACAGCATTAAGTAATCCAAGATTTGTTGGTCTATTAAGTAAGAACGATCCAGGCAGTATAGCTCAAGCTGTACAGATTATGGAGCGAGCAGCTAGACAGTATGGTGTAAGAAGCGTTGATGGTTCTTTTGTCGAAGGTACAGTTGATTTTGCTGATGAATTATTTGAAGATGCAAAAACTGCCGTTGGCATTACTGATCAGCAAGTAGAAGAACAAACTGGTGAAGGAATTAAAGTGTATGACCAAATACGTAACCAGATAAACGAACTTACAAAACCTTTAAGACCTACACCCGAAGTGCCAGAGGTTGTGTCACCAGATCTAGCACAAGCACAAATACCAGATCCTTTATCTGAAGAGCGTATTGAGTTTGCTGAACAGGTAGCGGGCAGACCCATACTAGGTTAAATATCCTCAAAGAAGTTTGGATCAACGGCTACAAATCTTTTAGCAGGCCTACCTTTACCACCTATCTTGATTTCAACCTCTTGTATTTCACCTGCATTTTTAAGTCTTTCAATAATCTCTTTTACCTCATATGACTTCATACTTCTAAATAACTCATGTCTATCTACTTCACGCTTAGAGATACCTTCACCGTTTCTAGATCTTATAAACGATAGCACCTGTTTGATTTTGGCTTCCATAGCACTGCTAGCAACCTTGTCTCTACAAGCCTCTATAAACAACAGATCGTAATATCTGATGAAATCCACAGCCCACGTTGTAATATCGCCTGTAATCGTCTGTGCGTCAGCGTTAGAGGCAAGTGTGCATAACAGGGCTAAACGCATAGCCTTCTCCTTAGAACGGCTTAGAAGTGGCTCTAAGTTGTCTTTTTCTAATATATCTTGGCGTTTTACGATCTCACGGGCAAAATCTTGCAATATTTCTTCTGATTCTCTATCAAACTTTAAGACTATTTGATCAAGGTCTATCTCTGCGTTATCCCTTGATACATCACTCATATTACCTCTTTGTCTGCGAACATAATTAATCCAGTTGACAATTGATGTTGGTGGCTCTTTAAATCTTCGTAACTCACCTACCCGTCTTGGCTCTTTTGATTCTACAACAACAAAACGATTTAGAAACCCGTCAGCGATGCGACCACTGTTTAATGCTTTGTAAAAGTTTTTTGGCACTGACAGACCAACTAATGTAATGGCAGGTTTATGTGTCACACGACTCATCATCATTTCTTTGTATTGTTCTTGCACATTCATCAAAGAATAGTTATCTGGCCGTAATGTTCCATGACACCTACCCCATGCTTCCATCAATGTTTGTATACCATCTTCTCTATTTGTATTCTGTGATGCTCCTATTGCCTCTAATCTTTTACCAAACTCGTCCATGATGGTTATTTGAGTAGGTCGCATTTTTAAGACTGAGTGCACTGCACCAGATGATGTGTAACCATCTCCTACTACAAGCTTTTCATGGTCACTAGCATTTAACACTGACTCTACAAAAGTCTTGATGTTCTCTTTACCTTGTCCAGACTTTGCAATACCCATAAAATACATAGAAGAAAAGTTATTCATGTTTGTCCTATAAATGCGGCCACAAGTCACACTTGCTAATGCTAACGCACCTATTAAAGACAACTCTGGTTGTGGCACTTGTGCTATCTCTTCACAAAACTTAAACATATCCTTCAGTAAACCTGGTGGGTTAAATAAATCTTTTGGTTTGTGTATGGTTTCACTTGCTTGCACAAACAAAGGTGCGATCTGATTTTTCCTATCATGTGTGCTTTTAACACTTGTGACCACTCTTTCTATCTCTTCTTGTGGTAACGGTGGATTATTATTTTTGTTCCAGTTTTGTAGAAAGATCTTAACAAACTCAATGTTTACATTTTTAGAAATTAGATAACCAGATATCCTAGCGGCCTCATCATTTCTTGATCCCTCCAACACACCTTCTAATAAAAAAGGTGCTGTTTGCACGCTTGTCTCTGTCTTTGGCACGCCAGTGATTTTTGCAAACTCTATCTCAGTAAAGTCTGGAAGATCTGTGTGGTCATTTATCTTCCAATCTGGAAAGGTTATAGGTTTGTAAATTTGCCCATTGGCATGCTTATTCCATGGTGCAATGATTAATCCACCTACACCTCTAATATCTATTAGTCTTTCAATGGGTGTCTCTGGAGTTCTTCTCGTAGCAAATGTAGTGTAGTTTTGTGGGTTATTGTAATAGTAATGCATACCCTTACCAGTTACTACTTTAAATGGACAAGGTGGTAAATTGTTTTCTACCCAGTTCATAGCCTCTGGAGAATCAGCGTCTACAACAATAAACTTGCCACAGACAAGAGCAACGACTAGATTGTCCTTACCCTCAAACCATGACTTAACAAGATCTCTTGATGGCCTTTGTTGTTTGTACTGCTCCCAACCCTTAAGAAAAGGGGGTGGCTTTTTATTAGATCTTTGTAAAGGAACAACATTATAGCCCTCGTCATAGTAAGCAAGTGCTTGCTCTAAGGATGTGTCGTCCTCAGTGATATTAAGCTGAAACACACTAATCTTCTGTTTCTATGATTTCAGATATAGGCCCGTAAATAGACTCGTAATCTAATCTCCCATCAGTTGCTCGAATTATTTTTTTTGCTTGATTGACAGTTGGATTTCTATAACCATATCTCCATGACTTAATGGCGGCCTCTGAGCAACCAAATTGTTTTGCAGATTCTCTTTGTCCTAAAAACTCTATATACTCTTTAAGTGTATACCTTTTAACTTTTCTTGTAACATGATTTGGTTTTATTCCCATAGTCTCTAATTCCTTAAGTTTTTCTGTTGCTAAACTCTTTGTACGAAAAAAGAAATTTGCTTGCCAAGTAATATTCTCTTGCTTGATATTGTCCATTTGCTTCTCCTGTCATCATATTGTAAAAAAATAAATTTTACACATGGTAACGATTTGATGTATAATCGTCAAGTAAATTTTATTAGGAGAAAGTATGGAACTATCAAAAAGAATCGTATCTCCGCAAAAGCTAGTACAAAATCAAGGTGCTAAAATCTTGGTATATGGTATGGCTGGTGCGGGTAAAACTACCCTAGCAAAAACATGTCCTGGACGAGTGCTTGTCATTAGTGCAGAAGCTGGCTTACTTGCAATTAAAGATGCCAACAATGTTGATGCTATTGAAGTAAAAGAAGCGTCAGAAGTTATGCAACTGCATGATGCTTTGAAGTCTGGCGAACTACAATATGACACAGTTTGCTTAGACTCAGTATCTGAAATAAGTGAGATCTTATTGAATTGGGAAAAGTCTAGAAGCAAAGATCCTAGAATGGCATATGGTAATGTCCAAGATTCAGTAGGTAATCTTATGCGTGCATTTAGAGACTTACATATGCACGTTTTATTTCTATGTAAAGAAGCCGTCATAAATGATGATGGTGTATTGAAACATGCACCGAAAATGGTTGGTCAACAACTTGGTGAAACTGTAACCTATTTCTTTGATGAGGTGCTTGCATTACGCATCATAGAGGATCAAGACGAGGAAGGCAGGAACACTAGAAACAGATGGTTGCAAACCGTCTATGGTCAGGGATATAAAGCAAAAGACAGAAGCGGTAAGCTAGATGATTTTGAAAGACCTGATATAAGTGCCTTAATTGAAAAGTTAGGGTTTTCATTAACAAATATCACAAAGGGGGAATCTAATGAGTGATTTTAGTGATGTCGAGTTTTTCGACAATTTAGAAGAGCAGTCCACTGGCACACCAGTCGCACCAGAGGGCGAATATAATGCAAAGATTATTGCGACTGATAAATACAAATCTGCAGCAGGAAACTGGACATTAAAAGTCACGTTTCAAATTGCTGGGGGTAAGTATCGTGACCATAACGAATGGTATAACCTATGGGCTACAAACGAAGATAACAAGCGTATAAGCACTGAGATTTTTACCAGGCTTACTAAAGCTGTTGGGTATAAAAAATATCCAGAAAATCATAGTGACTTTGTTGGTAAAGGCCTAAGGTTATCGCTTGGCAATGTCGATGATACTTTCACTAACAACGAAGGTAAAGAGATTACTGCTAAGAAAACAAAGATCAAGTTGTATCTACAAAGTGAAGACGCAGATATGACACCTCCGAGGGAGAATATCCCTACTATGTGATAAAAGGGGCGCAAGCCCCTTTTTTTTTACTTATCGCTATCTGTGATGGCTATGTAAGCCAAAGGTAAGACAATACTTAGAGCAAGTATTATTAGAATGATTTTAAATGAAGTTATCACAAGTGCACCACTATTTATCTACCTCTGCTAACGCATCATGGCATTGACATATCATTTGTTTAATCAACACTCCTGTTCCAACACCATAATACCTTTTTAATGCATTAAGTTTCTTCTTAGTATGTGGATCTATTCTAAACTGCACTCCTGTTGTGTTTTTCTTCTTTACTTCAAAATTAAGTTTCATTTGCATCCTCCCTATAAAAATTGCCAGTATTTAGTTCAACAACATTTGGACTGTTGTAAATAGTTGCTGGGTTGCCCGCTAACATCTTGTTGTAATCTTCCAAGTAACCACTGAGAAAATTCCAACCTATCTCCATATCAGCGTGATTCATTTTAAATATTTTGTTTGCATACGGTAGTTTCTTTTCTTGTGCTACGAACACAAAGTCTGCAACTTTAAATCCAGCACGCTCAAAGCCACGCTTATACCATGCA